CGGTTAACAATTTCATTTCCAACATGGATTTATCTGAACCAATGATCGATCATTTCCGAAATGCCATGCGAGATTCCCTACTTTACAAATGGGATAGAGAAACACGTATAGCTTTATTGATAGCTATTGAAGATGCATATGGAGATAAAACCAAATGAACTGGATTGACCCTAAAGTACAACAACCTACCCAGGGTAAAAAGATTCTCTGGTTTAAAGAAGGTGATTGCTTCGTCGTTCAAAGGATAGGTAAATACTATATTCCTATGCCGTTTTTAGACTCTAAATCCTTCTTCTGGCACGAGCCTGACTTGTGGGCTGATATTTCATTACCGGAACCTTATACAGGTTTACTAAGAATAGCTCCCGATATCGATCATTGTGATGACAGATTTACATTAGACGAATTGGAAATGTATTTACCCGTGATTTATGAAAGGGTAACCGAAGTTTTCATTAAACCCATACAGGAGTTTGAAAATGGAAATAGATAAAGAGTGGTATCAGGAAAAATGGATAGATCATTGTAAAGAATTACAGGAAGATATTGAGATAGCTATTGTGGTGATAAATAATCTTTTGCACATAACCTATAATCCCCTGCAACCTAAATGGTGTTCACATTACCCAATCGAATGCGAACGTCTTTTAATGACAATGAAAGTGATTGTGGACGCTGAAATAAAAGGGATTAAAATAAATGACAAATATTGAAATAGCTAAAAGAGCTTATGCGGATATTGTTCAAGGAATATTAAAATTTGAAGAAGATAATCCAGAAATATTCGTCGGTTTACCTCAATTTATAGATGTAAATGGAGAAAGGTTTTCAGCTCATAAATTAGCAATGGAATATTTGCCAAGGCTGAAAAATGACAGGTAAGATTGTCGGGTATGTCCGTGTTAGTACGGTAGATCAAAACCCAGAAAGGCAACTCGACGGTATATTTCTACACAAAAAATTTACTGAGTACGCCTCCGGTTCGACAATAAAGCGGCCACAGCTAGAAACAATGATGGACTACGTTCGCGAAGACGATAAAATAGTCGTTCACAGCATGGACAGGCTGGCTAGGAGCGTAAAAGACTTACGCCAATTGGTAGACGATTTTATAAAAAAGGGTGTGGTAGTCCAGTTTATCAAAGAGAACCTGACATTCTCCAACGATAACTCCCCTATGTCGATCCTTTTGCTTACTTTGATGGGGGCTGTCGCCGAATTCGAGAGGGAAATCCTTCTAGAACGTCAACGAGAGGGTATACAGTTAGCTAAAAGAGCAGGAAAATACAAGGGTAGACCTAAAGCTTTAAATAGCGAACAATTGGCCGTATTAGCGATTTTAGCAGATGCACCCAAGCCAAAAACTAAAAATCAAATGGCTAGGGAAATGGGTGTATCTCGTTTCACTCTCTATAAATATCTAAAACAGGTAAAGGAAAAGAAGGATGAATGAAGAAATCCAAATAACTAATGAAGTTCATCTTTTTACATCTGAAGAGAAAATCAAATGGTTGGGATATGGGGAATGGGTGGAGGAATTAGATGTAGTGAAATTTACTTATAAGGGAATTGAATGCAGGATAAATAGGATTGTCGTTCAAGAACCATATACAAAAGAACTCCATGTTTTTGGAGGCCATTTATGCGGTTACGTTAGAATACCTGCTGAACATCCATATCATCACAAAAGATATGAAGAAATGGAAATTGATTGCCATTATGGACTAACATACGGTGAAGTTGAAGATGGTGAAGTTGAAGATGGGCATTGGATAGGGTTTGATTGCGGACATTTAGGAGATTATGTCCCGTCGATGGAATATTTGAAAAAAACGAATCCAACTTTTCAAGTATGGAAAAAAAAAGAAGAGAAAATTAAAAAATTAATACCAAATTCACCTATAGGGGATAAATCATATAAAAACATAAATTATTGTATAGGTGAATGTAAAGGGATTGTGGATCAGCTTTTAGATATGAGGAAAAAATCTATATGACATGGATGAACATAGAACAATTTAGAAAATCATTTAATCACATAAAATGCTCTTGTTGTGATGAAGATGCTACACATTTAGAGGTAAAAGATTTCGCTTTCTGTGATAAACATTATGTTAAATCCACGGAACAAAATTCTTTTTATGATTCGGCTTCGGAGGTTTCCGAACAGCCCAATTGAGGTTTATTTGCTCTATGGATTTAGCTCCACAACGGGATTTACAAGGGTTTTGACACATGGTTTGCATATTGTTTTTGGGTTGAAAACTTCTACCACAAACAGCGCAATTCTTTATTGAATATTCCATAAATACAAATTAAAACTTGATTGTGAATGATCGGTCAAATATAAATATGTTTTTAACTAAACAATATTTGGATTATGGCTAGACCTTTAAAAAATATCAAATGGGAAATTGTCATAAAGAGAATGCAAGCAGGTAATACGGCCGAAAATATATATAGTGAATTAGAATTAGCGCCTAATACTTTTTATAACAGATTTAAAGAAGAATTTGGTTGTAGTTTTTGCGATTACTGCGATGGAAAATCACACGAAACAGGAAAAGCCAATATACTTTTTACTCAGTATATGAAAGCCCTGTCTGGTAACACACATATGTTAATGCTGTTGGGTAAAGAATGGTGTGGACAGGGTAAGGAAGTAGTAGCACAATCCCCCTATCAGGCAGCTATCAACTATGAACATAAGATAATGGAATTGGAAAACAAGATCAACCAACTCGAAGCCAATGCCAACAAGTCCCAAACAGAATAAATCCTTCTGCGAAGCCACACACCGCTTCAACATATGGGTTGGAGCGGTGTCATCGGGGAAGACTTATTCAAGTATTGAAAGGCTTATCTATGATTTAAAGAATGGGCCACGTAATGAAGATGGTGGTGGCGATGCCATGTTTCAGAGGAAAAAGCTAAAAATGGAATGTAAGAAAAAGTCTTGTTAGGGGCGCTGCAAACGACCCCTAACGAACGAACAGCTTGTTCAGCCTGTTATGATTCAATCATAAAGTATTCTCTATATCTTTCAAAGGATAAACATGAAATTGGACGACAGTCTTGCAAAACCTATCCCAGAAAACTCACCTAGAGATTCAAAAGGCCGTCTTCTCGGTATAACCAGCCCAAAGCAGAATAAAAGCTTTTGCGAAGCCACACACCGCTTCAACATATGGGTTGGAGCGGTGTCATCGGGGAAGACTTATTCAAGTATTGAACGATTCATTTATGACCTTAAGAACGGCCCTCCTGGCGATGCAATGGTAATTGGTGTCAATCGGACATCAATTCAACGTAATATCCTCAAACACCTTTACAGACGATTAGGTTTCCCATGTCCGACAGAGAAGGCGCAAATGAGCCAGCTATATGGAAGAGATGTTTGGTTTGTTGGGGCACCGGACGTATCTGCAGTATCGACAATTCAGGGTTCGACCCTTGCCCTTGCTTATGTGGACGAGGCCACGAATTTACCAGAACCTTTTTGGAAAATGCTAGAATCGCGTTTGAGAGTTCCGGGTGCAAAATTACTTGCAACGTGCAACCCTGAAGGCCCTGCACATTGGCTTAAAAAAGATTACATAGACAAAGAGGGGTTAGACCTAGCCTGCTGGAACTTCTGCCTTGAAGATAATCCCGTTCTTGATGAAGCCTACAAACAACAATTGAAAGCTTCTTATACGGGTATGTGGTATAACCGTTATATTTTAGGGGAGTGGGCATTAGCTTATGGCGCGATTTACGACTGCTACGACACCGACAACGAATTTACTCGTCCATTTCCTTACCCCTCTTATTATATCGTTGGGGTGGATTATGGCACAACAAATGCAACGGCCGCCGTGTTGTGTGCTGTATCCCCCAATAAATGGCCGCAAATTCGTGTCGAGGCGGAATATTACTACGATTCAGCTAAGAGAGGCCGTTCTAAGACCGATCAAGAACTTGTCAGAGATATCAAGGATTTTATTGGATATAAAAACGTGTCTGCAATTTATGTGGATCCTGCCGCAGCGTCACTTAAGATTGCACTCAGACAATCAGAGTTACCCGTTCTTGACGCCAACAACGATGTCTTACTTGGTATTAAGACATGTTCCAAATTCATCGGTGGAAAAAACATAGTCATCCATAAAGGATGTACGGTACTCCGCGAGCAACTCCAATCTTATGCATGGGACAGCAAAGCGGCGGATAGGGGCGAAGATAAGCCGGTGAAGAAGAACGACCACCTACCAGACGCATTACGCTATGCCGTACTTTCTGCTTTCCCTCGAGGGGAATTCAGTCATCCCGATGAACACCTTACGCATGCTCAGTTAAGGCGTAAAGCATTTATGGATGATGATATATACACCCAATTTAACTCGGATTTGAATGTGTTTTAATGATTCACTGCCCTAATTGCCAATCAACTCAATTAATTTATCAAGGAAGCGGCCAAACGTGCATGAATTTCTCTTCATTTACAGATGAAAATAAATACATGCATCATCACGATAAAAATCATGCACATAAAGAATATAAATGTGTTGAATGTGGAAATGGATTTAGAATTCCTCATTATAATTCTTGCTGGTGTGGATGGACAAACGAACATCCCGATCAAACATTTACATTAGAAGAAAATTACGCGCCTTTCAAAGTGTTTAAATACACCCCACCAGTTATCACAAATAATGAATGGATTAATAATTTAAAGGTGGCATTAGGCAGTCATGATTTTCCAACTTCAAATAAATCTACACAATTTCCAGATTAGTTTCTAAATAATTCCTTATGTGATATATA